GACCTAAAAGAGGTCGATCTCATCTCAGTCCTGCTTGTGCGTCAACGTCAGGTTATGACCTCCAGCCACACCGATGCCTCGACCGGGATCCGGATAAAGACTTCGTGCCCAGTCGATTATTTTTCTACCAGCTCCCACGATGCCTCGACCTGCTGCCGCTGCTAGTCCACCGAATTGGTAACCGTCTGCATCGACGTAGCCTCCGTCTGCATAGCCGGTGACGTCTTCGTACTCGCCATCTATATATCCACCTCTTGCGTAACGAGGCCTGTCGATGTAGCCGCCCCTTGCGTCTCCTTGCAGACCTCGGTACACACCGTAGCCACCGACAATCTGCGACAGACCTGACGGCTGATAGATAGAAGCCGGTCCTACCTCCGTTGTTGTTGAAACTCGACCTGGATCTGGCATGCCTCGGATGACGTCTGACATGAATCCGACCCGTTCCATTGGCAGGTCCCGTTGCTCCAGGAAATCTGCGTAGGCGAGATCCATACTTCTCTGATCCATCCCTTGCGTCTGTATACCAATCGACTCCAGCGCAGCGGCATCAGTGAGACCTGCTTGTTGTGCGAACTCACCTAGTCGGCCCGCTGTTGTGGCTCCGGCGAACTGCGAAGCTGCAGTTGCTTCTTCGAGGGCACCTCGTGTGGTTGCCAGTCGTCCGTAGCGTCCGCGCTCTGCTTCGTACCGTGTACCTGCGTCAGCATAGGCTCCCGAAAGAGCTGCCAGCTGTTGTCCCTGCAGACCTTCAGCGATCTCTCTTACACCACGTGTACCGATGTCTTGCATCGAACCAAAGCCACCACGAGATCCGAACTGACCCGCTCCAGTGAATGCACCTTGCAACGCTGGTATGAATCGCTCCGTAAGTTGACGACCGGACTCCTCTGCTTGACGAGCCAGCACGTTCTGGATGTACGGATCCATGTACTGTTGAGCGACGCCGGGATCGGTGAAACTTCCTGTTGCCTGTTGGAGGTAAGGGTCAGCTGACTGTGCGATGTTGGCAGCAGCTCGCAGTCCTCCGCCAACGGCTCCAGCACCTGCTTCGAGGAAGGGCTGGTACGCGCCGACGTTCTCCTCGACCATACCGAACGCAGCTTCCTGCTCCGGCGAAAAGCCAGCGATCCTCGGTCCACCGTATGGGATGTAGGGCTCAGCTGCCGCTGCGTTGGCTCGTGCAATCAGCCCCTGCGTGTAGTCGGACATCCACTTCGGAACGCCCTCCACAGTTTGCCCATAGGTTGTGACCGCTTGCGGAGGCTTGCCCTCAAATAGAAAGTCTAAGTTAGTTGGCATTACGCTCTCCCTGCTTCAGTCGCCGCTCGACGGAGGCTGGCAATGCCTCCACCTGCCATGTACTGGTGTGGTTTCTTTGCCTTGTGGCTGAAGCCACCCTTCATCAGATTCTTGGCTTTGTGCTTGCGGAGATTGCTACGCATCTCGTCGAGCCGTCGAGCCCCAGCATCCCCGGAACCGTCACCCAGGAGTGCCACCGATTCTGCGTCCATGACGTACTCACCGTCGCTCAGGCGGGCTGGGATGTCGTCTGACCTGCCAGTGCCCGCCCCTTTAACATAACGCCCTGACGCGGCCACTGAGGGGGCTGCACGTGGAACATCAGCATTCTGCGACCAATAGTCAAACTCCCCTCCACGTTGGTAGCCTCCACGGGCTCGGGGCAGGCCTTGCCCCAGCTGCTGTTGCGGTGGGAGCCAGTCGCCCGTGTTGGGATCCTGCCGGTAGCCTGCGCCCTGCAGCTGCACTCCTCCGGTCTCACCCATGGCGGCTGGAACGACCTGACCTGAAGCGATCAGCTGGGCAAGATCTCCAAGCCCTAGACCACCCGTTGGTCCGACTGTTGGAGTACCAACCTCTCCGGCGAAAGGCTCCGGGGTCATGAACAGATGCTGTCCAGACTGGGAGGCACCTGCCTGTCCGTATGTGTAGTACGCATTGGGATCCAGGCCTTGGAATTGTCGGTTCATCTCGTAGATCGGCAGCGACTCCGTCATCCACGGTGGCATTTCAGGTGGCACAGCTTCTTCGTACGCGCTTTGTGAGCCCAGCATCATCATCGCCGGGAGTGCGTACTGCATCAAATCTGTACCTCCTTCTGCGGGCGGAGTGACGTCAGGCACAGGCGCGGGAGTAACGGACGGAGCTGCAGCCACTCCCGTCTCTGAAAGAACAGCCGAGGGTACGTTGCCTCTTCCCCCTCCAGGCCCGTAAGGGTCTACTCCTGGAGCAGGTGGCCCAACAAAGGCCTGCTCAGCACCACCCATCCGTGGAGGAATTGTCGCTAGATCAATCTCAGTCAAGCTCCGTTGAGGAACTCGCTCAGCCAGAATGCCACCACCTGTCGGGTCCTGAACGCCAAATGTTCTCTGCCCCATCTCAGTGAGGCTTTCCATCGACGGTCGCATCATCTCGCCGAGACCTCCGGCAAGTGCACCTTCCATGAATTCGCCGCCGGTCAATGAAGATGCCGTGCCTCCCGCCAAGCTCGATCCAATGATGGCTGCAGTACTGTCAGAGAGACCCGGTGCAACCTTCTGGATCGCACCACCTGCAACCTCACCGAGACCTCCCGTGATCGCACCGGAGAGTGCGCCTTCCAGGAAGTCACCACCTCCTGCTGCACTCAGTCCGCCCTGCACGAGGGCATTACCGATTACGCTCGCCGCAGCACCAGAGGCTCCCAGTGCGCTACCAATGGCAGTACCTAGACCAGGAACAAAGATCGATAGTGCGATGGGGGCAACGATCTGGAAAATATCTGACTTAACAATCTTCTTCACAGTCTTCTTAATTTTTTTCCACACTTTGCTAAGGAATCCGTACTCACCAATGCCGGTCTCCGGATTGATCTCAGCCTTACCCCACATGGCTTCAATGACTTCGTACTCTTCAGGGCTCACGTGCAGCATCATGGAGTCATCACCACGTCCTGCTCGTCGAGTTGTCTCTGCTGCTTGTCGGACAGCTCCGCCTTTGGCGCGACGAACAGGTCCGCCGAGTTTGTAGAGACGAATCTTCTTCGCATCCTTCTTCGACGCGCCTGCACCTTTCATCAGATCTTCCGCTGCAACGGTGTAGAGAAGCTCCATGCCACCCGGCATCCCTTCGACTTCTGCTACAGCTTCTAACAGTTTTGGATCGGCACCTTGCTGTGCAAGCATCTGTCCCAGGCCACCTTGAGGCTTGAGATCAGACATGATCGCCCTCTCTCGAGGATTCGGTGCGGTGTGTACGTCTCGTCTTTTCGCCATGGTCCTATCCCGTAAAAGATTGTGTTTCGAAGAACCGTTCAGCCCACTCTTTCCAAGTGTCGAACATTGCGGGGTCCGGTGAATCTTGCCCTAACTCATCCTGTGAACCAACGATACACAGAGCCCAATCCTGCCACGTATCGCCTACCTCTGGCATGTAAATCAGAAAATTGGGCACAGCCTCCTGAATCAAGAAGGACATCTGATCAGCCCAGCCCTTGAAGTCGTCATCGCGGAAACCTTGCGGATGGATGATCATGATTCCACCCTTCCGTCTGCAGGTTCGATGTGCGCGTACGTTTTGCCCAGCTCGTAGTTACCTCCGCCCACGTTCGATTCAAACTTGAAGCTCATCAGTCTCTTGATCTCTTTGAACTTCACGGTCTCTTCGTCGGGCGTAGCGGGCGTCGCGAAGATTGTTTCTGTTGCTCCATCGACGACGGTGGCCTTGGCGTTCGCACGACCACGTACCGTCAAGGTCATGTCGCCCGTCTGTACAAGGTCGGGTTCAACTCTAGCAACGCTTAAAGATTTCTCTGACATGTTCTGGTCGAGTAATGCGAACTCGTGCGTCTCGAAGAACGATTGAATCGCACTGATTGATGAAGTACGGACCTTGTCAACACCACTCTCGTGCTGCCAAAGCGTGCGACCGTTTGGCATTACATCGTTGTCTACCATGAAGGGACGTTGGTACACGTCAGCGTAAATTCCTGCAGTGCGTCCTTGATCAGTGCCATCATTGTCAGGCAATGCTGTGTCGTACCACGTGTTCTCACGCACATTGAAAATCACAGCGTGAGTGCACTCAGTTGCAGAGCCACGCGGGTAACACCACCACAATTCACTGTAGCGAGGAATCTTAAAGCCGAAACACTTGTTGCGAGCATTGAAGTTAATGTTGTCGAAGAAAAAGTTCTGGTTCATGTTGTTGGGCAACTCACGCACAACACCGTTGAACAGCAGGAAGCGATCAACACCGGGCCAATAGTAAATGCCATCCATCTCGATGACGCCCTGCGAACTCATGATCGTGATGCCTCGAGCAATGACGTCGAAGGCGAAGTTAAGACCGTCTCCCGGAACGAACGTTGCTCGGATGAGAGAATCAAGTGACCAAAATAAAACCGCAGGACCGTTGCCAGCACCTCGAAGAGGCATGCCTTTGACGATCTTCTGCGTACCCAGATTAAACTCGATAGGCTGACCACCCACGTTGTTGACCAGTGACTGCTTGATGAGTCCTCGACTGCCGTACGCGAACAGATAAACACCGCTGACTACGATGCCTCCGCTGACAGGTCCAAACGTTCCGGTGTTCCATCCAGTAGTCGGATCGGTATTCAACCCCGTCGTGCTGAGGACAGCAGTGGCATCAATCGTATCGATGTAAATGTCGCCACCAATTGAATTATCAATGTTGCCTGCGTTAGGTGCGGCATGTGCAACCAAAAGATGGTTACCTGTGCCTCCCGTGTCAGCAAAGATGTCGAACTGCCACAGATTGGTGGGGTCGGTGATAAAGCCTACAGGTGTACGATCAGTGAAAGTGCCCAGCGTGCCGTTCGAGACTTGGTACTGCCCAATGGTGTTGGGGTGTCCCAGGTGCAGGTACTGAATATTGTCTGAGGAAAAGGAATGCATGCCACGCGTAATTTCAGGTACGGTGTCGGTGACCTGTTGGTAGCCTGCCATCTTCTTAGGAAAGCCACGCTGAAATCTGCACCACCGTCCATCGATGTAGTGCTCGTTATCGAAACGAGTACTGTCCCGTTTGATACCGGGAGCAGATGCTAAGCGTGCAGGTTGTCTAGCCATCTTTAAACGTTATGCTTGCACGGCGTTCAGCGTAGCGATGAAGTACCAGTCGGCGTTCACGTCAACGTCGGGGGTTCTCTGGATACGAATACTTATCGTGTCCGCTGTTGGGGCGAAGTACTCTGCCCTAGCCTCGTCAGCCGTGACTATAAAGCTGAGATCATTAACATCATCCAGATCAAGACTATGAGTGATTGTGTAAACTCCTGTGGCGTCGAGGACAACAGACCACCCTGCTGGGAGGACTTCCGCTGCTACCACGGAGTCAACGAAACCGGCGAACACCGTGCCTAATGCTCCCGTCGTATTAAGTTCGGTTCCTACAATCTCCAGACCACTACCAAGTGTCAGGAATCCCGCAGCCGAAGTAGTATCATCGAAGAAGTAAATTCTATCGGCAGCTGGATCCGCGAGGTCTTCGAGACCAAGCATATCGACATCCAGGTCGGTCAGCGTGATCGTCAGACCGTCTCCAGCAGTGAGGAAGCCAGCTGCAGAACCAGAATTATCGAAGAAGTAAATCCTATCGGCACCCGGATCGGCTAGAGCTTCCAACCCAAGCATGTCAACGTCCAGTTGAAGCAGCGTGATCGCCAGACCGGTTCCAACGACGAGGAAGTCGGCGAAGGAAGAAGAATCATCAAAGAAGTAAATCCTATCGGCAGCTGGATCTGTCAGATCCTGCAGACCAAGCATGTCTACGTTGATCGTTCTGTCTGCGGTGAGGTCTCCGAGTCCCGTCGCATCGATGCCGGTCCCAGCAAGGAGATCTACAGCGGCGTGATCGACATTAAGAGTGCTGGCTATCTCAAGCTGCACATCATCGGCGTTGACGGTGATGCCTGTTCCAGCACCGACGTCGAACGTTCGATCTCCTGTAAGATCTCCACCTCCTACCAATCCCAAGCCTGCTATCAGGTCTAGTGAAGTGGGGGGAACACCCAAATTTGTTCGCGCGTCTGCTGCGGTCGTCGCTCCCGTTCCGCCTTGTCCGATTACAACTGGAAGAGTGATACTAACTTCCGATACTGCGTTGATTACATCTGTGCCATCACAAAAGAAAATTGCAGCCTCGTTTTGACCTACGTTCGGAGGAGCCCCCTGCGCAAATGTCGAAACCCTCAGAGTGAAAGCACCTGTCGTTTGGTTATCACACCAGTACTGCTGGATGGTATTGGGCACAACGATACGTCGGTTGCCCGTGAGTGTGCCCGTAAAACGATACGCGATGCGATCTAAGTTCGCGCCAGAAAGTACAAAGTCTCCCGACCCAGGAACGGGTAGCGAGACGAAGTCGAACGCAATGGTCGAAGAGACAGTGAGTCCAATGGTGAACCAGTTCGACCCATCTGTGAAGACGAACGTACTACCATTCGGATCCAAGCTGATGTCTGCAGAACCATCAATGGTGCCTGACGCTGGTACGATAGTTAACGTCCCAGAACCGGAATTACGCAGCATAAAGAACCAGTCGTTACCGACCGCAGCTGCAGCGGGCAAATCAGCTTGTCCAAGACCTCCGGTATAGATCAAACACTTCGCTCGATCACCATCGACAACAGTAATCGGCGTCAAGGCCTCGATGTCGGAGTCGATCTTTCGATTAAGCAGCATACCGATAGCTTTGAGGCCTGCACCTGCCAATGCAGAGGCACTTGCTACGGACACCGAAGCACCCATTTGGAACGTACGCCACAAACCGGCAGCAGTCGTGTTGTCTCGAAGAACGAGGACCCACGCTTCGCCTGGAGCAACTGATTGAATCGTGCCTCCTGTGCTGTCACGCACGGTGAACGTATTGGCACCTACGTTGTTGACAGTCGCCTTGTTACCAGTGCCCGTCACCAGGGCAGATGGCATATCAATGTTGAGACTACCTACCGAAGTACTGATATCGAGGAAGTCTGCAACAACGCTGTCACCTGTGATCTGTTGCTCAGTCGGCCACTGCAGGGTGACATCTACCCCCGTACTAATCGAAAGATAGCTGAGCTGTGACGGAAAAATTAGTTCGCCACCAAAGACATTGGTATAGCCCATCAGACAGCCTCCCTCGTAACGTTCCTATCAATGATGCGTCTCATATCTTGTGCCTCTAGGATCGCTACGTCCCGGTCGTAAATCTGTTGCCAGATTGGAATGCGCTCATCGTCTTTCAAGAAGGGAGTCGCCTGCAGAAGCGCACCATGAAGCAGGGCATTCGGGGCAAAGTCCGTTGTCCAGTTCGTTTGGTTTGTCGCATCTAACAACGCAGGCAACTCCCAATAATTGACCTCGAACGGATAAGCAAAATCTGCCGACGGCACAATCAACCAGTTGAAGTAATCGTAATCTCCATAGAATTTTGGCTGATCCGTCAGGTCTTCATCAGGCCAGTAACGTCGCATGTACTCGTACGACCGTGCAAATAACGGAGTCCTGATCTGCGTTGCGCCCACGCCGAAGTTAATCGAGATTGTGTCTCGCCAGCGATTGGGCTTCGGTATCACAGACTGTCCGATGCCTAACGTATCGGTCACGACTGCCACAAATCCCAGGAGCTTCAGAGAGTTCGCCAGTTGTCGTTCAGCCAGATTGATCAAGCTGGGCAGCTGGTTAAACACCGTAGGATCCACAGACGTGCCTCGCTCCATATAGACCCGGAGGTCTGCAAGCAACGAATTAAATGTCATCGAGACAGCCATGCGATACTCCTAACTACACGTGCCTTCAGCTATCGTGGTCGTACCACTCCCAACCGCACGACAGTCACCGTGAGTAGCAGCATCAGGACTCTCTCCGACCGGACACACCACCAGCGTGTTGGTAGCACCACACTCGAAGAAATCTTGATCCGCTGCAGGTGCACAAGCGATTAGCAGGAAGACCGTTCCCACTGTGAATAGCATTTTCATGAGTCACTCCTCACCCGGCTGGGGGTGGCTCTTCCTCTTCGGTCGGATCAGATTCAGACGCAGAAATCGGGTCTTCCTCGCCAACTTCGGGCTCTGGTTCGGAGGAGGTTGGTACTTCGTCGTCCACTTCTTCTTCTTCACCAAGTAACTCCTCCTTCGCAGCCTGAAGACGCGCATGCGCATCGTCAGAACGTCCCCGCATGATGTCCCATTCCGCTGAACTGGGTCCTCTACCTTGAGCTGCCATAGACTCGATAACCTCAGTAAATTTCTTGAGGTCATCTACTCCGTCGGCACCCTGTCCAATCAGGACACCGAGAATACCGAGAAGCTCAGAGGCCTCGTCAAATCGCACGCTACTGCCACCACCTAAAGCGGGATTGTTGATCACTGTACGAATGCCGTTAACTGCAAGTATGATTAGTGAGAGGGGGTCCATTATTCAGCTCCTTGTAAAGTTCTTATTAATTCGTTGACCATAGGGGCGAGTCGAGTTACCCAGTCGTCCAGCGAGTTTGCTGCAACGACCAGACGATCTTGACTCGTATTCCCAGCGTTGAACTCAGCTTTCACGACAAGGAATTCTACGTATGCATCGAGCAAGTTGTCAGCTACCGGCTTCGCTCGATCTTCTGCCGCTATAATGCGCAGTCGCACATCGCTGGGAATACTTTCCTCCCCCACAAGGTCCACTGCCTTCTCCTGGAAGATGACAAATGTACCGTAAGCAGCGTACGCACGTTGCTCACTTGTCTCTGCTGCTGCAAGGGGATTGGTCGATGCACATCCTTGCAGCCCTACCAACAACAGCAGTACAAAAAACGAGAGATATCTGTCGTAGAGTAGCTGTCTCATATCGAACCTCCTCCGTCACCAGTACCGGTTACCTTATTAATTAGACGGCGAGTACTGATTGATTGAAAATCCTTGAGGAAGCTGATCAACGCGCCGACAGAAAGAACGATCCAGGCTATCTGCCCGATGTCTCCTACCGACTCGACCCCCGGTACCTGCAGCAGTGCCAGCATACCCGTCAGAAACAGGATCAATGAAGCCACCAGTGCTCCGAGTATCGTATTGAGCTTATCCATGTGCTTTCCTCCAATTCTCAATGTACTCTTGCGTCGTTCCGCTTCCGAGTTCGGTGTTGTAGTACGTCTTCCAATACTGAGCATGCCCTGACAGATCACCTGCCTGAGGCAACGGATTGCTAACTCGTCGGTAATGGACACGACACATTGCAACTGAATACTTCAGGTTCCAGATCAACTCTCGTGCGTCCGGACCTCCAATTTCGAGTACCGCATCCGATAGCACGTCGCGGTACCGTAGAAAATTATCCCAGATGTCATCGTGGGTATCAGGTTCCATCTGACATACACCCAACGCAGGACCGTTGCCCAGTTGTTTGATGTATGTCAGATGGGACTCCTGGAGTGCAGTCCCAATCACCAGCTCGACCGCTGAAGTTGACATCAACCCCAGATCCTCGAGCGTTGGCTCGACGATGTAGTCTCTAAACTGGTCAAGATCAATCATTCAGGTTTCAATTCCTCTCGGGCGTCACTCAACGCCTCAAGTTCTATGTCCAGCTCCGTTAAGTATTCTGCATCGTCTGCAGTCCAATCATCAGCTGGAGGATTGTCTCGTACAAACTCCAATGCCGTAATCTGTTTACGCAAATAATTAATGTCTCGCGTCAGTAACACAGAGAACGCAGACCTGATAGGCCGCGACTGCTCCTGTGCAATCTGTTTGAAGTCTTCTGCCAACGACTCCGAGATTAGCGGCTTGCCGAAGAACCACAAAGTGGGGAGCACGACCGCGAGAGATGCAATCGTGCTAAAGAGAGTACTTACTGAAATTTCTCTCGCGGCCATGTCGTTTACTCCTGTGCCTATCGTTAAGCTGAGGCTGCAGGTTTTTTGTCGTCGCTGTTACCATCTTTTTTCGGTGGTTGCTGGTCTCCTTTCGGAGGATCAGCATCGGGAGTGGAACCTGCCTTTTTCTCAGGTACCGCTACAGGGGCTGGCCCCAGCACAACTTCACCGCTTGCGATTGCCTGCAACATTCCTTCGAGGATGCCCAGTGCACCAGACTTTGCCACTGATAGCGGCACCGGTAGATCATCGACAGCCAACAGTTTTACACCTGCGGCTGCTGCCATCTGAACTTGAACTGCTGTTACTTCTTGCTTTGCCATTTTTAATTTTCCTTTAAGTAGTAGTTACACAAAAGCGATCACGTGATCGGTGCCCGCATCATCGGTAAACATGAGTACATTGGGGGTATCATCGCGCACCCATAGCTGACCATGGTTAGCAACCTCCGGATTGGCTGCTGCCAGTTCCTCGATGTAAAGAGTCGCGCCATTTCTGATCGCTACGACCTCGTTAGCAAAGTCGAGGAACATTTTCTCATTGCCAACGTGTCCTCCGAATCTAATTAAGCCAACCCGCTCAAACTCTATGAATATTTCCCCGAAGTCGTCCTCCCAAAATAAGAGTTCGGCAGCGGTAGCCGCAGTGTGATCGTCTACCAACCTCCAAGAAGTCTCACCACCGGAGTTGAAGCTACGCCAGATATCGTGGAAGGTTGTATTGCCATTGATGCTCTGGATTTTAAGCGCGATTGCTCCCTCTTGAATTCTTGAAACTTCAATCGCTCCGTCGAAAGCGCTAGCATCACGGGCATCAATTTGTAGCGAATCCTGAGTTCCATCCCACTTGAGATGAGGATCTGCACCGAACGCACCTGAGTTATTGAACTGAATCTCTTCATCATTGCCAGCCGGGGTGCCACCACCTCCACCGGGAATAGTGATTGTCTTAGTACCACCGACTCCTGTTGCTGTAACACCTGCTCCGACAAAATCCAACGTGTCAGCTATGGTGGCAAGCGGAGTACCTTCATCTTCGACGGTTACACCACCCCCACCTACCGGAGGCACCGAGTAGTTTCCAGTTTCGTCGAGGAAGTTGGTCGAAACACCCGTAGCATCGAGCGTCACTCCATTGACACTTACGCCAGTGATGGCTGCGTCGAGATTAACGATAGGGTTGATCGGGTCAGTGTTGTCTATGGTGATGTTGACGCCGGAGTTAACGGATATGACTCCGCCTCCAACACCGAGGTCGTCAGCTGAAATCTTGCGGCTGACATCTAAGCCCGCCTCGGTTATCTGCACCTCGAAGAACGAATTCGGGAGATCGAGAGGCAACATGACTGGAGGCAAATCTGAAATTTTGATGTTAGGCATTAGTCGTCCTCTATCTCATTCTGGTTCACGGTTGCATCCTCAAGCACACGTAATCTCCCATCTTCTGTTTCACGCGGGCTCGAGCCAGGAGCTTCTCGAATGCCTCCCAAGAAGTTGTCGTTCGGGTTCGGTCCCCCTGCCGTCAGATCCTCATCCGGTCGATAGAATGGCAACGTAATTCGATCTGCCTGACGTGGAGCCAGACGATAGGGATCGTAATCGTCGAGATCATCAATGCACACCTTCAGACCGGGACTGTTCGGATCCGAAAACAAATCCTCCAGGAAAAACTTGCAACTACATCGAGCACAGATCCCAATGCCGTAAGTTGATCTCCCAGTCGGGTCTAAAAAGATAGGCATGACTACCTCGTGTATGGTGCGATGTTGGGACGCAAGTACACTTCAGACTCATCAGTCTCTCCGGTCCATGCGTCGTCTATATAAGTTTTTGCATCGAGGTCCAAGCGAGGAATGATGACCTCGTCCACCTCTTTAATTTCTCTGCCCAGCTGTGCTGCCAGATTGCACACGATGGCAAGGTACCAGCGATCCGGAACTTCCAGCTCGTCCGTCATCGCACCTACGTCTTGCATCTGACGTTGCACGAAGCCTGTAATCTGCCCGAACGTGAACTCTGCTCCAGGGCTGGGCCAAAGCTCGATCTCCGGTTGCGTGCGTGTTTTGTCATACCAGAACTGCG